TAATGATACGGCGACCACCGAGATCTACACCTAAGCCTTCGTCGGCAGCGTCAGATGTGTATAAGAGACAGATATAGTAACGCAATTATTAAATATCACATTCGCAATTTAGACAAAATCTAAATTATAACATAATTGATAGTTTTGTTTTTCAATAAAAAAATAAATGTCTTTTTTTGCACAAAACATTTGTAACAAACGAACTGTTTTTAGATATAAGCATCATTAATCATGGGAATATAATATGGCTGAAAAAAAACAAAGTTACACAGAGGAAGAATTGAATGAAATGATTGCATGGTTTAATGATCATGCTAACCAACTTCCCAAAACAATGCAAATTAACAAATCTGCGTTCACTCCAGATTTAGTCCTCACTATCGAAAGCTGCATCATGCAGGCGAAACAAAATTTAGGAAATTACAAGATGGAAGGATCATTCTTGCTTCTAAGGCAAATAAGAGCCAATATTGAAAAAGGAGAAAACGATCTTTTGTAGATCCGTCCTTTACATAGATAGCGGTAATCCTTCCGGATGTCCGCTATCATTTCACGGAAATATGAATTCAATAAACTCGCCTGACCAGTTTTCACCTTCACGACAGAATTTATACACATCTCCAACCTTGTATAATATATAAACACATTCATCCATAACAGCAGCCTTCTCTGCGATTGAACGCATATGTTCCATCTCCCTCATTGACTTATTTCCTTGGCACAAGCAGTTTTTCATAGTTCGCACCTCCTTATAAATTTCTCAATAGAGGGCATAAGCCTGTACGTAACATAATGCCTCCTTGCTTTGGAGCTTACCTTGAAAATTTTATAGCCATATTTCTTCTCAATATCAGAACCAAAAGAAACGCCATAGCTGGCAATCCTTATACCATTTGATATTGGTATTGCCGTGATGGAACTATAAAAATCTCCACGTATGATAAGGTTTGGAGTATTGTTCCCTCTTGCAGAAAAACCCAGATATGAAGGTTTCGGTTTCTGTATCTTTGTCTTCCAATTTTTATAGCGTTCGGCGTTTTTCTTCCAATGCTCTCCATAAGTTTTTTTAAAGTATGGGTCCTCAGTATATCCAGGGATCAAAGGATTTTCATCTCCATCAACACCACTATATAGCTGTTCTCGTACATATTCCTCAAACTGAGGAGCATCCTTTTCCATCTTATCCCTTATCATTGGCTGAATGCCATCAGCCAATTTCTTCCAACATCTCGCGTATTCCTCCAATGTCATAGCAAAAACGGGGGATCAATCTCCCCCGCCTCCTAAATTACTGTTATTGATAATTCTATTATATACGGAAACCAGCCTTGATTTCCGCCTTTCTCTAGAAATGTCCTTCCAGAATACATCTATATTCTGAGCGACAAACTCATCCAATGAAAGTTTGGCCACCTCGGACTCTATAAATGTGACTCCATTAATTCTCATTGTACCCATTGTTCAATCCCAATGACCCCATTAGCCTGTAAAATAGAAGGAGATTTAAGCACCGGTACACCTCCTGTCGCTGTAAGCACACCGTTACTGTATTCCAGTGCTGACGCACCAGAAACGACTGTTGAAGCCTTCTCAGACAATACAGCGCCATAATATGCAGTAAGGTCTGTGCGGTCATAGTGATCCACGAGTTTATATGTATTCTCAGGAGATGTCATTTTCACAAATTCAACATAATTCAATCCCTTGAGAACATTTTCCAAATTTACACCCGATTGTTTTACAGACATGTTTTTCATCATCTTCTCCGTATCGGAATACATTGCATTAAACGCAAGATAAGCCTTTTGTCCGCTTGAGTCATAAGTCTGCCCTGTAGGGTAAACCCCTGACAAATCGAATCCTGCAAGCTCGTCTGTTCCGTCATCCTCTCCGTAGATAACATTATTCTTGTCAAAAACATACATATCAAACAATGTATCCTTGTTGGCTACAAGATTAGCTTGTAAAGCTAGATTAAACTTACGCAACGTGAATGTATCCGTCCTTGCCGAATAGCCCGTTATTTCCGAACCGGCATAACCATTTTCCGATGTATTGGGTTCACCACCGCTTACCGCATATTCCGAAAATCCTGTAATAGGATAAATTCTGTCCGGATAATCAGCATGGCAAGCCTCTTCCAAAGCATCAGCAGTCAGTTCCTTTGGCAGTTTTTTGCCATGAATGACCAATATAACACCTGCTACCTTGTCCGGTTGCAGGGGGCAGTAATTCATTCCAGTATTAAATCCGGACGTGCTGCCACACTCTCTAATATCTGTTCGCATAACAATTCTGATTTTTAACTGTTAAATCCAAATTCTTTATTTCAATAGCATCTATCTTTTCGCCAACTTCCTTACCGTCAACATCAACAGCACCACGTCTTCCAAAACTATAATTTTCTGAATATGTATGGCTTACAATACCGGAGTAACCGAAATCAAATTTATCACATTTTTTTAACTCTTCTATGAATCCGTAATACAAAGGTCGAAGAATACCTTCAAAAGATATCTCACGACGTTGTTCATTTGTATACTTTTCCAATGTATTGGTAGCGATTATTATGTTTACAGATGCCTTACAAAAATAATCCTCACTATCCCTTTCCTCGTCTAAGGGAACATACAGCCCTATCATTGGGAATTTTCCCAATGCTGTCACCCTGCTTTTCCCAAGAAGAAGAAGTGTTTCCCTTATATAAGAACTGTCACCATATATGTAATTTATCTGTTGATCCATTCTTTTTGACAAGGAAGCACATACATCTGATATTATATCGATTATCATATTCCAAGAGAATTAATTGTTTCCAACAATTCGAAATCGGTGGCGATATCCGGATAGTCCGCTTTATTTGATTTAAGCCACCTCACAAGTCTGATATTCATTCTTACCATGTCATTCCATGCGAATATCATTTTCCTTTCTGGACTTACAAGACGGCCGTCATCTTCGTCAGCCTTCACACCTGTAATAGTTGCCTGTGCATGATTATGTCTCAAATAATGAAAATATATATAGTTGGCAATAGGGGATTTGGAAACCTCACTATCACCATCACTATATCTCACGACAAGACGCGCTATAAGATCATCCCATCTTTTTTCCTTCGTTTTCCTTTCGTTGGCAATATATGATGAGAATTCCTCATACAACTTCTCTCCAAGGAGTTTTCCCAGATATTCCGACTCATATTGCATTACAAAGCCTTGAAGGCTGGCAACTATCGCCTTATTAGTCTCAGAGGGAGTATGTATATTCAATACAGCACCCTCAATATCAAGAATACCTCCTTGAAAAAAAGTATAATCCACTAACATTACACAATATCTTTGAGGTTCTTCTTTTTATTGAACAAGTCTTCAGCACCGATTTTCTTAGCGTCCTCTATCAATTCCGTAGGAACGGTGGCAACACGCCCATCTTGGAAGAACTTAGCTGCAAGTAACATATTAACACTTACCTTATCACCTTTTTTATAAGAAGCTCCGTCCTTTGCGAACTCAACCTCATAAGTTTTAGTCAAATTTACCTTCATAGCATATATAAATTTATCCGCCGACAGTGACGGGGGTTATAGCTTCAATAACGGTTGCAATCTTATCCTTGACAAAAGCTGTTTTATATTGTTTTTTGATATAAACCATCAATCGTTTCTCACCAAGGATAGTCACCATATTTTTAGTGAAATCATCATTTTCCCACCCAAGTGTAATGGTAAGGACCCATACATCACGGATGTTAAGATAGTTAAAATCTCCAACCCAAATATCACCTTGTTTGATCGCAGTGCTGGTTTCCACTCTCAGACCTTGAATCAGTTCATCACCAATACGGAAAGGACGAAGATATTGCCCATTAACATCCTTAGTCAACTGCATTTGTGCATAGTCAAGAGGATGCATGAGCACAAGGTTTGGGCGATAAGCCATATTGGACATTGACACAATCTGTGTATACATACCAACAATAACATCATAAGTGTTGGGCTTATCTACTTTCAGAGTTGTCAAGGAGAATGTAGGTATATCACTCCCAATCCCTTTAATCTGACCACCAGAACCAGTACCAGACAGAATACCTTCTTCTTCTTTCAAACCAATACGATTGATAATCTCAGCCCTAACCTCCGCAACCAACTGAGGCAAATCAGATAATGTTTCTTCGGTTACTTTTGTGCCAAGAGCCACTTTGCCAGCATTGATAGTAACTTCTGACAATGTACCGCTCATCATAGGCTTAAGACCGCCTTCTGGAACCCATTCGGCTTCTTCTTCACCCGGATTGAACTCCGCATAAGTTAATGATCGTGTAGATATTGCTGCCACATTGGCAAATTTACGGATTACAGTCTGAGAACGCGGATCAACAGATAACTGACTATCAATTGTCATGTTATAATGTGGTGCCACACCTGTACTCTTCAAGGGCTCAACATCCTTTTTGCTCATAACAAGTGTAAGGCTTTTCTTGAATCCAGGAGACTGCTTACAAGCTGTTTTCAAGTCCACGGATTTCTCTCCATGTTTGCCTACAGTAATGAAATCCTTCAATTGCTCTTCAATCTGCTGGTCTACAGATTTGAAAACCGTTTCCCCATCTTCATTCTTATGCATTGCACCCTTCATGCGAACAATTATCTCTTTCATCTCACCAAGTTCCTTACGCACTGTTTCCAATTCCTTTTCGGAGTCTATCTTTTGAGTAACCTCATTTAATTTATCCTCAAAAGTTTTTTTGTCGATAGTATCGTTCATGAAATCACCTACAGTAGCGTTTATTGCGTCCTGCAACGCCTGTAATGACTTCACGGAAACCTCATCCATTCCCGACAAATCAATTTTGCTTAAAAAGTCAAATTTCATACTTCTTTAAGTTTTAAAGGTTTTGTAAATATTTTTATTTTTTTATCGGCTCCCTCTTCATCAAGTGGCTTGCCTGCCGGCTTGTATCGAGCGAGTGACATCGCTTTTCTTATTAACGTTTGAACTTCCTCTCTCTTCCTTATTGGAAGTCCTTTACATACATCACTTATTTCAACCGGAAGTGATTCCAACGCACTTTCATATTCTTCTGCCGATTTCAGACCAAGATATTCAGTTTCCCCGTTACATCCTATGGACACTACGGATATCTCATATAGAATGACTTCCTTTACAACCAAACAGTCACGTTCCCTATCATATTCACATTTTTCCCATACATAACTATAACCTATAGAGAACTGGTTCAAAGTTCCACTTTCAAGCTGTTTCAACGCTTGATTCCCTCTTTCCACATCATCAATAGACGCTTCAAAGTAAAGCCCTTTCTCATCTTCTTGCAGAAGCGTAATGCGTCCTATAGGTTCATGCATGTCATGCATCCACAACATGATAATCTTATCATTAGCAGAACTTTCCGGACCTCTCTCCTGTATACTTTTTGAGAAACATCCTTTCAAGAGCATATCACCGAACTTATCAATGTTATTGAAAATTGCGGCATAACCACTGATAGTTCTGCTGCCAGAATCATATTGTATCTCCTTTGCATAAAAAGATAAGGATTTATACTGCTTCCCCAGCCTGTCCTTGTATTTGCTTGTCTCCATCATTATTTATTTCTATTTTAAATTCCCCTTTTGGGTTATCCGGATCAATATCTGTAAAATTAGACATCTCAGTTCTTGCCTCCTCAAAAGTAATCAGCCGGTTGTTATACAATGAAGCTATAGCATTAGAGGCTGTAGACAAGGCATCCGCCAACTCTTTCATGTCCTTTTGAAGACAAGCGACATGAGTAAAGTCCATTTTGATTATTGCTCTGTCCTTACATATAGCATTAGTCAAAGCCTCTGTTATACATTCACTGTCAGGAATAATAAGATCCTGATATGCCGCTTTCTTTGCCTGAGAAGAGTTATCATAAGTACTTCCTTGTATAATCAGATTGGCGTCAAAACCTATGGTCTGAGCTATCGCCTCCAAACACGCCTTATCTTCCTCATGAAGCTTCAATTGTTCCGTATTTGATCCTAATGTAATCCATCCCAGTTTCTTAGGAGTCACCATGATTTCATACAACTTATGCACTATGCCATATTTCCTTTTAAAATCATTCTGCAATTTTTGGGATTCAGACGGAGTAATGGCGGCATTCCCTACATCAGTCGTATCATTCCCGTACAATATCCCTTTTGGACCTCCATTAACTATAAGATTTCCTCTCCCTATCAGTTGAGCCATATAGTTTCGCGTATGCGAAGATAATGCGTCTACAGGGGAATGGAAGGCAATTTTCCCTCCATTATTGCTTGGAATATCCATTATTGAATCGTATATGACAAAATATTCCTCATCCCCAAGCTCTATATTTACATCTCCCCAACGTATATATACCCTTTTAGCAATTGAAGAAAGTTCTGTCTGAGTAAATGGGTCTTTACCGAATGATTCCATATAAAATAATTCGGGAGGTATTACCATCATGGATTTAGGCAGGTCGGATTTTAAAGCTCTCAATGTATAAATAGGGCAAAATCCGAAACATTTTAAGGATATCTCAACCTGTTTTATAAAGGAACGCCCACTCTGTATTATATTTGGACGATTTAAGAGAGTCACAATATCTTTAAAACTCCTCTTTTCATTCCCGTTCATATCTGTCACGTAATATCTTCCGTTCTGAATCATTCTTCCGCAATGATCTAGAACCATTGCAAACGGCCAACATTCATGCAAGGCTCTTGCTTTCCCCTCAACAGTAGACATATCGTAATCTATATTTCCTTTATTGCCAGGAAACAGGCTCTCTACCCATTTAGGTACATAAATAAAATTACCCCCATCATCCTTACCATGATAGGTGGCTTCATCATACATATCCTTATTTGACTTCTTTAAAGAAGGTATCTTAAACCAGTGTCTCATATACAACAATAAAGGCAACCGCCGTTATAATACAGCAATTGCCTCCACAGTGATCACGTTCTAAAAGTGGGTATGGTGCAACTTCACACCATGAAGGCAATTGCCTGTTACAAAGGAACAAATTAATTTATTAATTAACAAGTAATTCAAATATTATTTTCGTTTAATATAAATTAAAATAATAAACTTCCAATTTATATACTCTAAAAATACCCATATTAAAAAAAGACCAACATTTTTTGTACAACATCCGATATTTTTTTGCCAAAGTTTTGATATATCTTAAAAATATACCAATTATATATTATATTTTTTCGATACGTAATAAGACAGTGCTGCTACAGAATAAATTGCAGCGCAATCATCTGAACCATTATAGTCCAATACTCCATCCATAAACTCATTGTATTGCGGTATCTTGTCATAGTCTGAACGGAACATCACATTATTTTTGATAAAATCCAAAAAAGCAGATATCCTAGCGTCTGCTCCCATATTTTTATGTATGATTCTGACATCATATCTATCCCTTAAGCCCCGTGCTATAGGAAAATAATTTTTTTCACTTTCAAACAAGATCTCCGCAGGAGATATCCCTTCTAAAAATGACAGAAGAACATTTTCATCAAATGAACTTATATATGTCACATTATCGATATATATTCGCTCATTTACATAACATGAAACCATAATAAACTTTCCGGCATATTCGGGAAGAACATATACAAGTCTTGTCCCCTGAATATTTTTAGATATATCATAATATCTCATATCTTTATTTTCCTGCTTAATTTTACTTCGTTTTCTTTTTAAGGAGAAACGAGTATATTCATCCTTAAACACCCATACGGTAATATAACGTAAGCAGTCGCAAATGTGCCCGTACTTCTCATAAGACTGCCCCGTAACCTTATCCTTAACTCTCGTCTTCAACATTCCACCGTTAACATCCTTCTTGGCATTATTATAATCAACAACTGAATTCTTACATCCGTCATCTACTGAAAAACACATTCCGGAACCACCATCAAGCATGTAATTGACAAACTCACCAGACATGGGCACGGACGGATTAGAATATGGTATCCTTTCTTCGACATGGTAAGTACCTTCCAGCCCTTCTACGAACTTGTCAAGGAATGACCTCTTTTCATCATCTATAGTATTCCCATTCCTTGTTGAAGCGTCACCATATAAATACAGCATATCATTGTATCTGATTGACCGCAGATAATCAACAGCCATCCGAGATGCATGCGTTACTGTGTTAAAGGGATCACCGGCACATATCTCATTAAACTGCCTTATATGACTTCCGTCCACTTGATAAAAACAAATCGAAATATAGGGAAGAACATTGTTATCAATAGAAATATGCACAGGAAGTCCCTTGATATATCGTGTTGTTTTAATATGCCTATTAGAATCGAAAGCATATAGAAACTCACCCCCCGTCTTAATACTACCCCATTCACCCAGCGCATATACCCGGTAATAGTTGTAATCATGTTCCTTGTACCATTGATAATTGGATATTGTCTGCCTGTCATAATATCCATATTTACCGTCCGGAGAACCAACCACCCAAAAATTATTTTTATAAGACGAATGCAGTTCTATTGTATCCGATGGGTACTTTTCCAGCTTTCCTGTACGTTCATTGGCGATCATTCTAGGTTTGCAACCCCGTTTCCCTAATATTGTGCTGTATGCCTTTGGCAAAGAACTTTTAGTAAGAGGATTTTTCACTTCGCCATATAGTTCATTTGGAAGATCGTCCCATTCATAAGTATCAAGAATTTTCGTTTTAATCCATGAATCCTCAGATACAGGATTAAAATTGCATATTATCTGCAACCCTTCCTTACCTCTAAGACGGAAACGTATCTGAGTAAAATCTTCATATTCGAACTCGGTTGCTTCTTCCATCACTATCCAACGATATCCAGTGATAGACTTTATTTTTTCAGGATCATCAAGCCCTGTAAAGTCAATTTTACAACCATTTACACAAGTTATATTATTTTCCTTAGGCACAAAGAACTGACTCAGTTGAAGAGCCTTTAGTTGGGTCTTAAACTCTTCATACACTGTATTCCTCAGACTAGCTCCCACTTTTCTTACAACAAGAGCCGAACCTTCGCAAGAAAATACAGACAACAACACAGCCTGTGTCGTAGATACAGATTTTCCCGATGAAGAACCACCTCTGTTTATAATGTACCTGATATTCTTGTCATGCATAGCCTTACGGATATGCCAAAACAGAGGATTGAACAACTTATGTGAGAATACCATCTCTATCATCACTCGTCCCCAATTATCATGCGCACATTAGTACTGACATCACTTTTTACCGGAGCATCCCATCCAAGCATCTTGCTTATCTGTGTAATGGCGGCTATCTTGCTGTATAGCCGTATCTCCACTCCATATTGAGTGTTCTTAATTGACTGTATGCATAGACGGACGGATTTCGGAATATTCTCAACAGACTTTACCATATATGTATCTTTACCAGAGGACAGCAGATCTATCGGATCAACATTCACCACGCTTGCAAGAAAGCGAAGCACATCATCCTTCTTCATATCAAACCTCTCGCAAGCCTCAACCTGAAGCTCATTCAACCGGGAGGCCACATCTGAATTTTTAAGAAGGTCAAACGCACGTTTGCGCACAGTTCCGTCCTTCCAATTCACACTGCACGGATAAGCTTTCCGATACGCCTCTGATGCGTTACCCGTTTCTATATAATAGTGGCAAAATTTTTCTCTATTTATTACAAGTTTCTTTTTCATAAAAGTCTTTTCGTCCGAAGAACGTACCGCGCTCCTTTACACGGGATCATTACAATTCAAAGTTACAGAAAATATGAATAAAACAAAAAACATACCATTTAATTCATGTACCCTAAAAGCACCCTAAATTCATTGCTAAAATTCAAGTTTAAGCTCATTCACAGGATTAACTTTCTTTTTTCCACTTTTCGCTTTCCGATATACATCGTCAATCAATGATTTAAGCTCGTTGATGTAGCTTTCAAGGAATGTTGCAGGCATCCCTTTCTCTTTTTAAAACCTGCCATTCCTATCTACCATTCTCTTTTCAGCATCAGTGGCTTGTCTTTTGGGAAATTTCCCATGCCACTTCCCCGGTATCATACGCGGATTTTCCCCTTTACTGTCAAATATCAATCTCCCACACTCCGAGCACAACGGTTTTCCTTCAAACTCCTTTATGCTTGCATCATACTCTATGGGAAAGATTTTATGTACAACAGGCCAATAATCCGATGTGGCTGTATTCTCAACACAACCACATTTGCTACAAATAAACAGTGGCATAATCAATATCTTTTTCCGTTCAACATAGGTCTTAATTCATTGTATCGCATCTTCTGCTCAATGAACCACTCAATATCTATACAGTTGAAGCGACAATAGACAAATATTTGCTCTATAACGTTGTATATCCTTATGTCCAACGGAGAACATTCATCTAACAACTCTTGACATAAGAAATAGGCAAATTCGGGAATAGGCTCTTTGAAATCCTCTTCATCCCATCCCGGTGCATCTATACTATCCAATGTAGGAAGATAAATTTGTTTCAGTCCGACAAGATCAAGGCAACGAATCACAGTGTCACTTAATTCATCTTCGTATGAATCTTTGATATATTTTTCAAAACAATACTTGAAATTGACATCATCGTGCGGTTCTTCATCCTCATAAGAAGACTTGAAAGATTCTCTGTCGGCATGTTTCCCTTTTCTATCTGCTTCCACAGCTTCCATAAGCTCGGAAATGACAAGACAAAGAAGATGTTCATTACTCAGCTCCTTATCATGGAAACCGTGCTCACAGGCTGTCTTATAAGCCCTATCACGAAGGGCGTTCAAATTAATATTATCCATAATCATATCAGTTTTAATGCTTCCTGTAATCCGGTTTCAAGTGCTTCTTCATAAGTGTCCCATTCACCACCATCATTAGGTCCTTCATAAACAGAACTAGTTATATGAGTTCCATTGTCAGCTTTAGAGATTTCGTATCCATAGCCACAAGCACAGTTATATACACATATATGAATATTTTTGATTTCACGTAACCACTTTTGGGCGACGGATTGCGGAGGAACAGATAGGTATTTATAACAATGATTCAAAGTGGAAACATCTATGAGATATTTTCTTTCATTGAATCCTTTCTCTTTCAGCAGTTTCGCTGTTTCTAATGTTACAAATTCTTCGGTCATGGTTATTCTCCTTTCTTTTGTTGCTTATTACATTCTTCACAATGTAATTTATAAGCATGGGCAAACATCTTTAACGTAACAGGATCAAAGTGAAAATCTGCCTGTTTCCCTTCTATGACAACTGAAACACATAATTGACCATTGCAAAAATCAATATATGCATCACCACCTCCATCCCCTCTAATGGAAAAGGTTTGTGTCTGTACACTATCCATTATCTACCTCCTTTAGTCTTTTAATTAGGGCATCAGCGCAATTAAGTGAATATTTAGCGACTACCTCAGAATTAACACCATTATCGTTTGCTATAACAACTTTAATAATGTCTTTTGCCAATTCGTATCTACGCTGTTCCCAGTCGATAGCTGAATTTCCAAGATTTAAAAAGTCAAGTTCACATTCTCTGAATACCATATTATCACATACATATATGTTATCTCCACTATGTAACGCATTGGTATTTGTTTTCGGAATTACATCCACCAAAACCCCTGTTGATTTTACTCTTGCTTTCATATTTAATATTCTGATTTAATAATAGTACCAAATGAACGATACCTACGCCAAACCATATTTCCACGCTGGATGGTAATAATCCAATCACAAGCCTTAAAAACTTGTCCTACATTATATAAAAATGGTCGTTTTTGTATTTTTCTTTTTATTCTTGCTTTCATATTTAATCGAAATACATTACTTTCTTACCTATACATACTTTGAACCTTGAAAAACATTCGCTATGTTGTGTGATATTGTTAGGATTATATTTGTTAACAAAACATCCAGTACGTTTATGATATCTGACACAAGCATTTTCAGGAGATTTAGCCAATATCTCTTTTTCATCTATAAAATCAGAAAACAAATCATCTCTGTATGATACCTTATACCACTTCACTTGGCTTCTTATCTTTTTAAAATATTTTGCTTTCATTGTTCCTCCTTTGTTTTAATATCCGTTACTTTGCCACGACTGATAAAACACTGACCTATTCCCAAATCTAGTATGGCACAATAGGTATCATCTAAAATATTACAGCATTCCCGGGACAAGGAACATTCATTACAAAATCCTTCTGATGGTTCATGCAGCACTCCATCAATTATTATTCCATTCTTTATTTCCATACCGTTCATTCATTAGAAGTTACACCCAAGCACAATACTTTGTCAAAAACGCCTATATCGTCAAATTCCAGAGTTAAATACTCTGTATCATAAGGGTAAGGGTATCTGCAATTTTTCAATTCTTCATCCGTCAATTTGCGTCTAATACGCATCTCTATTTCGTAATCATCGGAAAGATTCTCAATTATTTTTCTAAGTTGTCCTACGTTCTTTATTTCCATATTGTCTAATTAATTTGATTGCTAATAGAGGGTCTTTACCTCCTATTTGATTGATTAGCTTTGTAAATTTGTCCACTCTGCCATAGTGTCTAACGCAAATAGCATTTGCCTTCATCGAGCGTCCTAATCCGTATAAATACTCCATGCGTACATTTGTATGGATATTCTTCATTACCTTTTTCTTGTCTTAATTTCATATCTCAGTCTCCTTTCTGTTTAATCCGTTCAAGTACATCCCTGTTGGCTTCTAATATTTCATCGAAAGACGGGATGGGCATATAAGCGACAACATTATAAGTATATCCAGTTCCATATATGAGCCAAGATTTATTATTCTTATTATATTGAGCTACGTATACCACTCTATTGTCAAGAACGACTAAATATTCTTTGTTTTCCTCCGGCAACCGTTCTTTCACACTTATCCACGGAGATTGCTTGGACTGCCAGTCTGCACCCTTCTTAAACATATTCAGCATTGCTTGCCTTTGATAGACTAATTCACCTTCAATTACTATTGCATAGCTTGATATAAGCTCTTGCTTTGCTGCTTCTTCCAATGTCTTCATTGTATCTTATTTTAATTTTTCCTCAAACTCGGCAATGATACAGTCTGCATCACCGCCATGTATCCAATTCTCCAAAACAGAGGACAGAGTTTCAATGGCCTTCCGTTTCATTTCTTCCTGTGCCATTGCAACGGCTTTAAAAGCATTTTCTTTTGCGATAACCGGGAAGTTGGGATTGACTACCACAAAACTCTCACTTTCAATATATTCTTTTGACTTGCTCATATCTAATCAAGTTTTGAATTATTTTTTTATAACTACCGCCATTGTACTAACAGTCGTTCCACTCTCTTTAAACTCGCCAGCGCTGATTTCAAACACTTCTCCATGTACTTCTTTCAGCCAGTTGCGAAAATCAATACACCTCTTTTCCGAAGCGAATCTCCAGTGTTGGCTGGTTATTGCTGCAAGCGTGCCGCCTTCTTCCAAGCGTTCATACATAAGCCTGACATGCTCTATATCCTGATTACCGGAAAACGGAGGATTTGCAATTATCTTAGTATAACTACCTACACTGTCTTTGGTAAAGTCTTCATCAAGCAATATTACGTTGCTAAGGGTATGAAGAAATTCTCTGTTTTCCGGCATCAGCTCATAACATTCAACCATTACAGAAGGACAAGCCCGGTGGATTGCTTTTACAAGCGCGCCACGCCCGGCACTCGGCTCCAGTACCGTATCATCCTCATGTATCCCTCCGGCAAGCATAACCAGCCAGTCGGCAACATCGGACGGAGTTTCAAAAAACTGGTAATCCCGCTGTAGGTTGCACCGTTTACCCTCTTTCAAAACGGAAAACACACGTTCCGGATTAAACGGGAATGTGAAACCTTGTACCTTCCCACCTTGCCATGAGCCGCCGGCTTCTTCTATCCACTTCTTTGCTTCAGCATAGGATTTTTTGTTGAATTGAACTTGGGGAAGTTTGAGAACACCATCCTCAAGAGTACAATGTTTCAATATCTCTTCCACGCTCCATTTCTTACCTTCATCAGCCTGTTTTTTCTTTTCGTCCGTTGAAGCGTCCGGCGCTAAAAGTGAAGATATTTTTTGAACAACCGTATTACTTGCATCCACGAAGGCATTGACACAGGATAGCGCTTCCATGAGAAATTTTGTATCAACATGTCCGGTCTCGTCATAGATGTCTATCCCTTCGGTCATGGATGACAGTTCATTGAGCTGCGCTACACTACCATGTAACGTTTCGATTAAAATCTTTTTTTTGTTCGTCATAACTTTTCTGTAAATAAATTCTTGTTGTGTCTATGCTCCCATGACCTAAAAGGTCAGCCAGTTGAATAACATCTTTGTTTTTTTTCAGGAACATTTTAGCAAAGAAATGCCGGAAGGCGTGCGCGTGCATCTTCCTTGGATCAATGCCGCAATGTTTTCCCCATGCTTTCAAGTGCTGGGAAAAGCCACGCTGTGTGATTGGGCCGAATCTCCCTACCGCAAAAATCCCGGTTTTACCATGTTCTTTAGCATAAGCCTTTGCTTCTTGCTGTAGCTGTTTTTGAAAGAAAAATCGACGGTACTTGTTACCCTTTCCTTTTAATACCACTTCCCCGGATATGATGTCTTCCCACGTAAACTGCTGGAATTCCGACAGACGGGCGCCCGTTGTTCCCAAAACCTTAATAAAGAAATAGTAATCCTTATTGTTTTTTGCCTTGAGATATTCCAACAGCCGGTTATATTCCTCCTCGGTCGGCACATTGTTCACATCAAGCTTGCGCTTTATTTTGGGACGCTTCAGTTCTATAGGCTTCTTCAGCCATTTGGAAAATCTTTCTATTGCTGTAATCCGCAAACGGATGGTAGCGGGAGATAATTTTTCTTCTTCAAGACTTTTTATAAACCTCCTGCAATTATCCATGTTTACCTCATTGGCGTATTCGAAATACTTTTTCATGGATGTGTAATATATATAAACTGTATGAGAAGAGTAATCATTGTTGTCAGTCAGCCATATAATGAAATCATTAAGTTGTTTCTTGTTCTTATCCGAAATGACATCAAGTTTTTCCAAAGGTTTCACCGCCTTTCCCCTTTTTCCATATCCGATGTTGAGATAGGATAATAGATCGCATATAGCTGAACACATTAGCGAATGACGCACCATGACATCTGCATTTTCACGCTTATAAACCAGATAGCCACGACGATTGACATCTTCAGTACGTTCAAGAAAATCCGTTACATATTTGATATATTTCCCGACAGTATCATAAGTTCTGCCTGTTGTGTATAAGTAGGAAATATAATCAGTTAATATCTTCTGCCTGTCATTATTCATAATCTTGTTTAATTAAATTATACCAATCATTGCTATCTTCGAAAAAACATCTGTATCCATTAGCCGTATGTTTGCCTCTCACTTTCCGACATATAGCACTGATCAAAGAAGGAGCCACGCCAATCATCTTACCAGCCGTTTGTATCGAAGGGAATACTCCACATAATTTCTCATCCTTTATCAAAACAACGCTCTTTTTATTCATGCCTGCACCAGTCTTATGCCAAGCCCCACGTCCTTTAGACAGATTTTTTATACTTCTGGCCTTGGAACGTTTTGAATGATAAACCATTTTACGACCCTTGTTGCGAGAAACACAACCTTTTAAAAATCGTCCGGTAATTAAGTCTCTCTCAAATCGCTCAGGCGGTATATATAATTCACTCATTTCTATTTCTGTTTTGAGGGTTATTGTTTTTCTTCATTTTTCAAAAAGCCACTCCGGTCAGGATATACCTTTTGTACCAGTTTCTCCATTTCCTCAATAGCTTTATAGGCATTATTTATATCATCTTCACGATAGGGATTGTTAGGATTATCGCCAAATAAACCATATATGACCTTGTATGAGAGCCTGTGAGCACGTTGCCTATCAATGTATTTTTGCTCACAGGTAGCAGTACCGTCAAGCGTTCCGCCAAGGCTGTTTGTAACAGCCATAAGCCTTGCCAACAATTTCTTTTGAGTTTTATTCATTTCTATATTTTTATGTACTTTTACACATAGAACAAAATCTAAACCTTTTGCAATCCACAGCATTCCTGTGATATCTATCTGCGCATGCAGCAAAGAAAGTGCAGTTATGACAATCTCTTTTAAATTTTTTCTTTTTCTTTACTTTAGGATATTTCATTTCCATTCTTTTATAAATTCAAGTTTGTACCCTAAATACCCCGATTTACCTTCCGCATCCATAGCCCGTCCTGTCAAGTTACCATAAAGTTCATCCATGATAATGTAAAATATTACTTTGGGTAATGGTTTTTGTAGATATTCAATGTACACATTAAATAATTCATGTTTTGGAGTTACCGTTTCGATTTCTCTGAAACATTCGGTTATCGGACGAAAATCAAATCCATTCTTCTTTGGGTTGGTCAATAGTTCCTTATAGGCAGCTACAAGACCAGGGGATAATTGTATTGTTTCACACTTCATACTTGTACTATTTCAAATTCATCTGCATGTTCCTTACCAATCCAATCCCGTTTCTGATTTTCAGTTGCGGTTTCATAGATTCTTCCTCGCTTAGACAAATGCCTTTTCCTAAAAATACCTTCTTCTCCAAGTTTGTCATAATCTCTTCTTGAAGGGGATAATCCCTTTGCCCTGCAAAAGAACAATCCCGTTTCCTTGTGTCTAAATTTTACTGCCATTATTAATCCTCGAACTTTTCAAAGTGTACATCTTGGTTATCTTGTCTCACATTACAAATGCAATAATGATCATTGCATTCTGGTTTACAATTAAAGAAGCATTTATCACATCCGCATATAATATCGCTATCTTTTTTCACGATAATTTTGGCCCCATCACATTCAAATACTTCTCCTATTTTTCTTTCCTGTCTCATAATTGTTCAATCTAAGTTCGTTTTGAGGATTATCCATTAAACTTAAACTCATCCATATATCCCATTTCTTTTAAGCGGATATTAAACTCTTCAACCGAATCATTATTAGGAATAAATCGCTCAAGAACATCGTTAAAAGGGTGCAGATCGTTTTTTAAAATATCATTAGCCTCTTCTTCTCCACGTTTCTTCCCTAATCGGTCTTTGCATACTTCTATGTAATCATCTTTTGTCATATTGTAGTGCGTGACTGTATCAACAATTGTACTAAACCTACAATATAAGCCGTTTGGCTGTTGGGCTATAAATGATCCCATAATTACCTCCTTCTAATTTTTTATTTATCCACGGTTGATTTTACAATAATCTTATTATCGGATGATGGCATTACAATCACATTTCCGGCATCTGTGCTAATTTTTAAGATAGGATTAGAATTTGCGTCAATACTGGCTACTATAATCATATCTCCAAAAACATATCTTTTATCTTGTTCTAATTCATTCATATTCTAATTAGTTTCTTTCTTGATTTTACGCTAATCATTTACTTTCTCACCATTATCCCTATAAACCAGTTCTCCATCATTACTCAGACAGATGTGCTCACATGGTTCCGGTTCCATATAATCATCATAATATTCATTGCATTTCTTACAATAAATATAAGATGGAGTTTCCTGGGCTTCTTTAAATGGATCGCCCTTGGGTTTCGGAAGAAATACCGCATTTACAAATTCGCCTTTTATGACAATTTCCGATGATATCCAAACTTCTACAGGCTTCGCAAATTTGCAAGCATTAATACCTTCTTCTAAACTTCCACCGCTTCCATTCTCATAAGCGAGGTTGTCATCATCACCGCATCTGTCAATCAGTGTGAGTAACATAGCATTCACCATGTCAGAATCATTGCCGAAGTTTTCCTGAGTGGATTCGCTACAATGATTCACATCACTTTTCAATCTTTTTATCGCGGCTATGGCTGTGTTGAAGTTTCTTTTTGAATCGTGTCTGAGTTCAAAGCCTTCCTTCTTGTATTGCTGCTGCATTTCTAGAAGGTTTGTCTCTAAAACGTCCGTGAGGACAAATACGATGTTGGTTATCGTATTCAGTTTGTCAGTTCCTTGCATGATCGTGTATTTTTTATCAATTATTTTATTTGATACAATCTATTTTAAAGCCGTATAATGAATTTTCCTGCATGAAAGTATCAACTACAGGCTTTCTTGTTGAAAATCTTGTCACGGGGCTGGAAATGCGGTATATCGTTTTCTTTCTTTGCCCTGTCAATCTATCTTTGGAATTTGGCGGCTACAAGAGGACAGTGGATGCGCAGGTTCCTGTCGCGTTCCGCTTCCCATTCACGTATCTTTATAAGCGTTTCGGTATTCATAAATTTCTCCTTTTTCCGTTATGATTCTTTCTTTTTAAAACTGTTACAAATTTGCCCATATCTGTCACAGGCACACACTCTATGCCCTTTGGCCCTGCAATACGCAGAATTGTCCCCGAAGTTCGAAGCATTCTTGCAGTTCCGGCATTTGACATATACAATTTCCGGTTTGACTTTCTTTGCCATATTTAAAATGGATTGTTATCCTCTTCAGTGCTATTACTTGATATGGGAATAATGTTCAAGTCGTAAAAGTGAGTAGATGCGGCATTGAAACCACAGATAAACTTCAATAGCCCTATATTCCTGCCTTTAGCTATATCAATCATGGCAGTTCCTTTTGTGTCCACGTCTGAAAACTCATCAGGATAACGTTTCCCTTTTACCTCGGGGCGATAAATCAGCATGACTATATCTGCTGCTTCCGCTATCTGTCCACTATCCCTTAACCTTGCCAATGTAGGTACAGGGTTAAGATTATCCCTATTCATCTGTGACAATGCAATAATCCATATATCCAAATCCTTTGCCAGATTCTTCAGCCTTCTTGCAACCTCTCCCATCTGCTGTTCTTTGTTGCTTCCCTTCATGTTAACATTCAAAATCTGTAAATAATCAACCACAGCCCCGTCTATCCCATTTTTTAATTTCATTTGACGGATTGAGGATATTATCGTGTCGATATTGGACGTGCTCCTGTCATCGAAATAGATTTGCATTTTTGATACAGTATCCACAGCTCGGTCTACATTTTCCAACTGCATACCGGAAAGCGGTGAGTAAAGTATAACATTTGAAGGAATACCACTTATCATTGAAATGATTCTAGACGTAATCTGTTCCTTCTTCATCTCCATTGAATACATGGCTATCTTAGCACCTGCTATTGCAGCGTTTTTCATCATGCTTACAGCAAGGCTAGTTTTTCCTTGGCTTGTTTCACCCGCAATTATTATCAGGTCTGATTTTTGAAGCCCGCCTGTTTTCCCGTCTATCTTGTCAAATCCGGTCGGTGTACCTGTCAATTCTGTTTTTTCCGACATGTTGCGGTTTATCGTTTCATACACGGATTCTATGCTTTCCTTGACTGTGCTGATAGAATTACAATTGGATGAGAACAGATTAGCAAGCTGGTCTGACACTTTTTGCACGACATCGGCAATATCTTCCTTCTCATTAAAAGCGTTACTGTCAAGATAACTCCCAATATCAAAAAAACGTCTTCGTATCATCAGATCATGAAGTCTGCACGCGTATTGATACAGATCGAATGTGTACATTCCTGAAATCTTTACCAGCTCATATAAACTAAAGTCCGGATAGGAGAACTCCAGTTTTGATTTCACACTGACAGCATCGGCCCTTCCTCCGGAATCTGTTATCTCCAATACAGTCCTGTATATCTGTTTGTGAAAATCGTTATAGAAACAATTTTCAGTAAGGATATCCCTCACTTCGTAAATGGTATCTCTCTCGCTTAGAATGGTCCCAAGAACACGTTTCTCACATTCTTCATCTCTTGGTAATATACGCATTCCACTCGGTATTATTTCATTTTTCATCTTTCATAAACTCAAATTGTTTTAAAACAGCGTTATACAAAACATCCCATTTGGAACGGATGTCTACTCTGCCTTCAATTGTGCATAATGCGTTTTTAAACATATCGTTCCCATATTTGTCTCGTAAAAGCAAAAACTCTTCTTCCGTAGGCAATCGCATATTGGAAAAACAATACGGTGCTTGTTTCTTGATATACGACAGGAATTTGTGATATGTCTTGTTGCATTCGGAAGATTTCAGCAAAGCATCATTCGTATCCTGAAACAAATTTGTAGCCCCTCTTTTTATCTCAGTCAATATCCAGTTTCTGAAATGCTCCATAAAGCCTTTCCTGTCTTTCGAGATAGTTCCTCCGGCTTTTAGGCTTATCACGAACTTGTCAAGCCATAGAAGAAACATATCATGGTCGAAAACCTTTATCCCGTTACGGTACAAATGAAGCCTTATTGCTTCTTCCCATCCGCTATCTGCTGACAGCTCATGTTGCAATTCACTGAGGGGTATATCACAACTTCCAAAATCAGAACCCATTTTTTCTTTTACTCTATTTATAGAGTTTTCTTTATTATTTCCTTTTCTTTTCTTTGTGGTGTTTTTGCATACATTAATGTCGGCAGTAAGAGGGTTATTGCATACATTAACCCCATTACTGTAAACATTAACTGTATCGCTCGATACATCTCCATCGTCGGAAGAAAAAACTTCCTTGTTTTCGCAACCGCTAATTTCGACTAATAAGTATCTAAAATCATCCACAGATTTACGCCTTTTAGATATTTTGAAATATCGCTTCTGGATTCCCGCACTGGTAAGAACTCCCATCGAATCAAACAGGTCTTTGTCAAAAAAGCCCCATAAGACTAAACGGTTCATTATGCTGTCGAGTAACTCAGAAGACACTCCGGGCAGATTTTTAAGGAGTTTGAATTTCATCAAATCATTCCACAGTATGAAATATCCATTTTTGTATATCGCACAAAGCAGCTTGATTGCAACAATTTCTCCTTTAATCCCAAATTCCCCAGATATGGCTACAATCTTTTCATCTTCAAAGAAATCTATATCAAAAGGGAAATAATCCAATCCCATTTTATTAGGTCTTGCCATGATTATCCCTCCATTTTAAAAAATCATCAACAGATTTATCACGCTTTTGTCTATTGCATTTTTGGCAGGAAGTAGTCAGATTCTCCAAACTATCACTTCCACCTTTAGAAAAAGGGAATATATGGTCAACTTCTAATTTACCACCAACCTTTCCACAATATTGGCATGTATAATTATCTCTTTTAAATACAGCTTTTGAAATTCTCTTCCACTCTTTTACGTTGATATTAAATAACCTCTTTCCTTCATGATCTAACTTATATTTCGGAATTTTTATATCATTACCCAATAAATTTAGCTTGGATGTTAGGAAATCATTACCAACATAATCTGTCAATTTAATCCATCTTTCCTGAATCCCCTTCGATGTAATTACTTTGTCAGAATCATACAGTTTTTTAGAAAACAACCCGACTATCAGGCAGCATTTAAAGACTTCCTGTATATACGCCTCTTCAAACCCGGTTTGTTCCGAGATAATAAAGGGCAACTCATCATCCCACCTCACGTAGTACCCTTGTTTGTAGATAATACATAGCAGGAGAGCATATACAGTTACAGCTTTACCGCCTTGATACTTGATTAGTTTTCTAATGCGTATATCCTGAAAGAAATCCACGTCCATAGGGAAATAATCAAGTCCTAATTTTCTATTTCTTCCCATGACCACTTTTCATTATTCCAATTAAATAAAGCAAATTGACTTCCCCACTTTTAGGGCATTTAGGTATATGTTCTATTTCATTCATTATTTCTCCTATTGTTTTCATGATTTATGATATAAGAGGTGTGGCAGCCTTGTATAAGGCTACCAACACTTGGTTAATTATATTTTTATCTTATTTTGGTTATTTCCTCGTGTATGATGTACAGCGTGCCTACATCATCTTTAAACTGCCCCAATGATTCTTCGTCAACAATGGAAGCGTAGTTAAAGAGTAATTGCACGATATTCTTTGCTAATTCCTCAGGGGTAATAAAATTGTTTAGCATCTCATTGAATGAAGTGAAGTCGTACTGTTTCATAGAAGACCTCCTTTCTTCACTGAGATAAAGCACAATAAAAAGGGAATTATAAACAAGATAGGGTTAATGATAGTGAGTACTAGCATTAATAACATGAAAATGGCTTTTACGTTAGCCGATAACGTAGATGTAGAAGTTACTGTACTTCGCTTCTGCTCTAATTTCATGGAGTTTGGCATACGATGAAATTTGAGTTATGTATAAAAGGAAAGCCGTTAGCCTCCCAAAGTCGCCAAACTCCGACTAAATTCGCATAACGAAAGCAGTCCGTAGGGAAAACTAACGGCTATATCTTTGCGATAAAAGCTGTCAAGTAGATATAAAAATATCCACTTTCGATATGCTATATAAAATCAAAGTTTGGCGAACTTTTCACCGCAAAGATACAACTCAAATTCAAAACACCAAAATAAAATTCAAATATCTTTCAAATAATTATCCACCACTTTAATAAACTCGTCCAATGATCGGACAACAACATATTTTGCCCCAATACTCTCAAATTCCTTTTGATAGGCTTTCTGATTCTCTGACTGTCTGCCTGTCTTTGCTTTTAATTCAATACCACAAAAGGGATAGAATCTATTTGGTATAAGCAGTATCAAATCAGGGAATCCAGCACGAACACCCATCTGCTTGAACTTGGAAGCTTCAATAGCATTACGCTTCCCTCCATTGGGAGAATGGTGGAGCCTTTTCGTCCATTTAGGGTATTTAAAATCCCAATATTGAATAATAGCCTTTTGAAGCTGATCTTCTAAATGTCTCATTCTCTCTTTTTAATTAAAAGCCCCGAAGCGTATTCTCCGGGGCACAACCATTCTTTACTAACCCTTGCCATTTATGTGTGGCTCACATTTATGTGGAGATGGGGCGATTCGAACACCCAATAAAGGACTATATCCTTTTGCGCTACTTCTAAGGTTAATTACTCCTTATATCTTACGTATCGTACTTTCTACCATGTGTACCTTTCGAAAGTCAAAAGCACCCCACTGCGCATCCCCATGTTTACCCGCCATATCTTCACAGACCGGGCAGGCAGGTTAACAAAGTTATACTTCGATGATTACGATATCCGGTGCAATCTGTCTGATAGCATCCAGTTGCTCATCAATCACCTTGTTCTTGTATTCTTCAATGGCTTCATTCGCTCCGGCAGACACGAGGGAAAGAGAAACATCCCGACCATCCACATCTGCATAAATCTCAACCTCGATTTCTTCATTGGCAAAACCTTTGAAAAGAGGAATGTTCAGTTTGAATGATTTCGGCAGGTTTGAATCTACCACTTGCGAGTAATTGTCTGTCTTGCTTCCATTCTCTTCCTTGCTGCGCTCAATATCCTGATTTACTTTAGCCTTGAAATTCTTCAAAGTAGAAACCAAGGTCATGTTCTCGGACTTGTCTTTGAAGAAAGCCCGGTGCATCTTGAAGAACTGGGACAGCTTGATGGGCTCCCATTTCTTATCTGTATTGATGCCGAACTCCATCATTTCTTTTGAAGCCTGTAATATGCCGTTGATTTCTGTCTGATAGAAATTGGTTTCATCAATAGTCAATGCCAGTCCCATCTTGTCACGATTGACAATGATATTTGAGGATTTCTGATTAATCAGTTCGACACGCTTTTCCAGCCATCTAAAAGGTGCATCTATCGTTCCATTGATAACTACTCTTTTCGGTTCTTTCGGGTCAAGTGCTACGGACGCTTTGCCTTCTCTCAATACTACTTCAATCGGTGCGCCGTTGTAGTCTTTCGGCACAACCAAGTTAATTTTGTTTTCGCTCATAATTAATTATCTGTTCCTGTTTTACGGTTAATACTGAATACTGTCTTTTGCATTTCCTGTGGCATGATGGGACGGCTGTAAACCAGTTCACCCAGTTTGTTATAGAAGCCTGCCATCCGTTCCTCATGGTCGAGGATTTTAACACATTCTTCATCCGTCCGATATTCCGAACCCCGTTTGATGTGGTCTAAAAGTTCCTGCTTTTCTTCATTCAAAGGTTTCAAGCGTTCTTTGAACCCTTCCATAGCTTCCTTCTTCTCAATTTCAATGTCGTTGATTGTGATTGATACCTCAGCCAAGGATTCTTTCTTCTGTGCCAACTCTTCGGGTGTGAATCGGTGGGTGTAGCCGATTTTCTCTACCGCATCGGCATTGTCCTGAAGGAACTGCCATCGTTCCTGCTCAGGGATGTCCTGTCCTAAAATTTTTTCCATAATTCTATTGTTTTAATTGATTGATAACTTGTCTTTTGATTTTCTTGCACAGCTTCCCGACAAAACGTCCATGCTTCTCTGTTACGTCATCGGGCAAGTCGTTTTTATAAATATGAAGAAGTAACTGGATGAGAAGCACTTCTTGTTTTGTCAAAGTAAGTTTCATTTGTCTATAAGTTTAAGTATATCCATAACCGAATTAACATCGGTAAGAATTTCATTGAAAGTTGGTGCCTTCTGCCCCAAAAATCCGCATTGCAAATACTTGTGCTTACCCTCTCCGAAGATGCGGCATATCTTCGGTCTGCGGTCGTATATGTTACACTTGTAATCGTAACGCTGGAACGGGCATCTGTTTTCTGCAATGTCCTCATTTGTGATAGCTACCACATTGTTTCCCCCCCAATTCGGGATTGTTACCTGCATCCTCAAACCTGATTATAGGTCTGACGATTCGATTCTTTAAAGCTGTGAAGTAACCTTTAGGAATTGGGACATTGCAACAACAATTTGCAGAACACTTACTTATATCACATTTTAATCTCATATCTATCTGTTTCTATATTCTCTCATCATTTCCTCATAACCTACATCGCCGTAGTATGGTAGGTAACATCCGAAATCTGCCTGTGCCCACATTTTAAATTTATCCATAAATGAGGATAGTTCGGTAACAGACATTTCGCTTGTCTTGTAGTCCTCCCAATCCGTTTCACCAGTAACAACATTGATTACAGGCTTACGTCCAAGAAGTTTCCTTTTCACATCACGCTTGCACTCGTCAAACGTACAGCCTATCTCTTTCGCAAAAACAGAGAACCACAAGTGAACTGTGTTGTTTTGCCTTATGGTTCTCATTTGCTCTTCGGACAGGTTTCTTTCCTTGACCTCTGTAAGTTCAAAAGGTCTCTGCCCATTTATCAGCTTGTTGAAACGGACGGTTGCCTTTTGAACGTCAAGAGGTAATTTAGGATCGTAACGCATAGGTTAAAATGGCAAGTCGTCTGATTCTTTAGCCGCTTGCTGCGTTGTTGAAGGGGCTGATTTGGTATCTTGACCGTTTCCGTCCTTCTTTGGTGTAAGCAACTCAATCTCCGTTGCCGTGACTTCCCAAGCCGTATATTTAACCCCGTCTTTCTCGTACTCACGGGAAAGCATCTTTCCTTCCACAAAGAGTTTATCGCCCTTGTTGACGTACTTTTCTACAATCTCCGCAAGACCTCTCCAAAGACCGATACGAAACCAAGTTGTTCTGTCTTCTATCTTCTTACCGTCTTTCGTTGTGTATCCTTTTTCGGTTACACCCAAAGACATTGAAGCCACTTTTGAATCGCCTATCGTTCTTATCTCCGGCTGGTTCCCGACATTTCCTATTAATGATATTCTGTTGTGCATGTTATTCTATTGTTTTTAATGTTACACTTCCAACTACTGGAATCTCTTTTAAATATTTCTTATACAAATCAGGATAATCTTTCTCAAACGCCTTCTTGTCGAAATCCTTTCTGATAGTGTCCTTTTTGCGAGTAAATGATATGATATCACCTTTCCAACTATATTCACCGGCTTCTACCATAGCCATCATAACGCCATCAGTTATTTCTTTCTTTTTATCAGACCAGTATTTTGCCTGTGACACAATTTCCTGTATTGTCCTCTCCATCTTTCGGTACTCGTCAGGAAGAGTAACAGGGGATATGGAATAGGGATTCACAAACTGTCTGCCTTCCGAATCACATTTCAACAGATTTATTACAATTTCTGATGGTATTCTCTCGACTTCCACTATCTCATGGTTTTTACCTCTCAACCATATACCTATAAGCCTTACCGCATTGCATCCCGGATTCTGCAACTCAAAAAGGTATGCATATATACTCAACTGCCATCTTACAGATTCCTTGTCAAGCACGTAAGTGGTCTTTATATCACCTAAAGTAAAATCCGTATCATTTTCGCGATAAACCTTATCGATACAGCTTGCATAGTGCTCATTGTCAGATACAAGATATTCGGAACATTCGTACCTCAATCCCCAATCATCTTTCAGTTCCTTATATCCTTGTGCTTCATCGCTGTCATGAGTTATCCCAATATCATCGACAAGTTCGCATATACTGTGGATCATAGTACCTCTTTCAGCCGCTTTCCTTAACACGTCTTCGGGAACATCACGGTATTTATCGGGGAAAAGCTGTCTGCCTATCACGGAAGTAATACCGCTTAGTTCCTTATCCCCTAGCATATAAGTATGTTCATCGGGATTGAAAACGACTTGTGATTTGATTAGTTTCATTTCAGTTCTCCTTTCCTTCTTGTCACCGCTTCAACAAAACGTTTGTCACTCTGTAATTCCTTATAATTTCCCCATACTACCTGTAATGTCTCGATTGACAGGCTTGATCTTACTTCCTGCAATGCCATCGCAAGGAAATCCGTTTCCTCAGGTGTTGTACTATCAGGGTCCTTTTGCTCTTCTGTAGGAATCAGGAACAATTGAAGCAAAGAATATTTCAACGCTATGCTCATTGCTTTATTCATTCCTTTATCGCCTGCGTCCATTGCTTCACCCACATTTACAGTTTCCACAAAGCTGCCATCAGTGGTCATATACCTAAACTTTATCGTAGCCCTTGTAAATGTGTTCGTACCGCCGGATTTCGTTATCCTGTTCTCCGTTGTGAAGTTCTGCACTTCCTGTAGTATGAACACCTCATTTTTTGAGAATAATTCATGAAGTTCGTTCATAACGTTGTCAATCCCACGGAATTTGAATCCCTGTTGCTGGTTCTTCTCCGATTTGGTGATAGCCTTTGTCTCTTTAAGGATATTGGCTATCTTACTGTATATTAACTGTTCACTCATTATAAAATTATTATTTACCAACACAAAAAAGGCAGGTCCGCAGTCCTTACAAAGTTCCGCTTCCTGCCATGATATCTTTCCACTTCTTCAAGTTCGTTTTCTAGAGAATCGATTTCTTCATTAAGCAAGGATATATACTTGCCCTTACATTCAGCATTGAATGTGAGCCTTATCGATTCCTCACTCATTGACTGGACTATATCAAGCTCTGAATAAAGCTTTTCCAATTCATCGCTTATCTGGCTTATAGTTCTCATAGTTATAATTTCTATACCTTTTCAAGAAATTGGACCGGCAACGAGCATACACCCTTCATATTAGGATATTTGACATCAGCATACCCGTTAGCGATATAAACAATCGTACCTGTCAGCGTATCACCTATCTCACGTACTTTATCACCTTTCTTCATAACCATTTTATTTTAAGTTCAACTTTAACCGGAGGATTCTCCATCTTGGAAAATCCGTCAAGAATTTGCTCTTTAAGAAGTTTGGGAGGTCTGTCAGTAATCTTATTATCCAAGATAGACAGTTCCTCACGTTCTCCGTCATAAAACACAAGCGTTACGCCTTGAACTATATATGGATTCATGGCAGTTCGGTATAAGTAAGATTTACACCGACACATTCATGTGTCGCACGGATACTGTTGCGGTATTTCTCCAAATCATCCACCATAACAGGCATGAACAATTTTACTGTATCCCTGCCACCACTGGCATACACAAGCTGGTAACTTGTTATTTGATATTTCTTTTCCATGATATTTATATTATTGTGGCAATGGTTTCCAAAAATCAATGTCCCATGCCCGGTTAGTATTTCCACATATCCAAATGTTCTTCTTATGCTCACTATCGAATACCAACATCCCGGTATTCACAAAATTCCCGGAACTCTTCACAAGCACTCTTGTGTCTAATGGTGGAGGATCTTTTTCTGCATTCCTCCATTTTATGGATTCCAAAACAAATCGAGCACCTTTCTCAAAATCCACCGATGCTGTTCTTTTGTGCGTAATCCCATGTATACCATTTGCATACTCTCTGGCTTTCTCCTTTATTATATTTATATCCATAATTTAACTTGTTTCCAATTAAAAAGCTCCTGTTATCTTCACAGACTACAGGAGCAAAACCTAAACGACTTTATTATGACAACCTACAGCCACCGTCAGCGGAATCGGACCGCCATACTATCCGTTAAATAAAAGTAGAGATTAGAACAGATAATTATTTATGCTTATTTCCTTAGACAGTACCAGCCATGGACGGTGAAATTCCGTACCTATATTCACACACCGGCACGGACAAATTATGCAATTAACATTATAAACACAAAAAACTAGATGAAAAAATCATTCATATTCCTTTAACTCCTTATATGTCATTGCCACCAATCTCACACACAATAATGAGATAATAGAAAATATAATCACCGATACGGATTTTATAGGACTTTCCGTAACTATCGCACCATAAATCATTCCTAAGGAACATAGGGTGGCAAATATAGACAGGATAAAATTAGCTGTTTTCATAATACAATTTTTTATATTGTTCCCCTCAACGGCTTAAACCGGTTGTTACCACGAATCTTACGGGAGGGGATATATTAGACCTTTCGGCGGTACTTGTGCCCAACCAAGTTTACTTAATGCACTAAGGACAAATCGGTGCACCGAAAGTATGTTCAATCAATTATTATAGACCCTCAATACGTCACGGCATCCCTGCTGGTATTGACTCCTATAATCAGTCCGTTTGTCTGCATTATATGGCTTATGAGTTACACCATATAAACATTTACAATGTGTGAAAGAACTTTGAACAGTTCCCCTCAACGGCTTAAACCGGTTGTTACCCCGAATCTTACGGGAGGGAAGAAATTTATTTATCTGTTGAGATACAAGCCAATTGTTTCTTTAGATGACTTATATGATCACATTCGATATCACATATTTGGCTACCTTGTTTTTGGTTGTGGGGATAATGCTTGCATTTCCCATTTTGATAACAAGGACATAACTGTCGGTACACTTTCACAGCTTGTTCCTCTATTTCCTTGGATGCGATATTAACAGCCTCCAATGCGTCAGCTTTAAAAATCAACGGCTCTATCGGATTGCCAAGCTGGTAGCATTTATTATTTATAAAATCGGTTGCTTTGCTCATTTTATTAATTCTTCTTTGAATAATAGTTGTTGAATAGCTTCCTTGCCATCACCGGATCAGTCAAGATTCTACGCCCATCCTGATATACCGCTTTTTTCAATATTCCATCCTTTAACTTTGCTGCGGTATTTTTGGAGCAACCGAACAACTGGCATATACCCTTAAGCCCGTACACGTAATCCTGTTCCTTGTCCTTGACATCACATCCCGACATCGTATCACGGATTATATTACTTAACACGCTCTTAAGTTCGCCTATTGTGAGGTCTATCAATCTGGTTTCATCTTTTATGGGTATCATGACAGTTTGTTTTAAATTGTTATACTCTTATTTTTATAATGGATTCTGCACCACCATAATTCTTTATCGCCTCTTCCCTTATTCTTACTGCAAGTTCAGTGTTGATAATGTACTTTAATGCTCTGCGTACTGTTTCACCGCTAACCCCGAAATGAGATGCGATGTGTTTCTGTGCACCTTGTGGAACGATTATCCGTGGGATTTCTTTGGTTCTTCCTATTTTATTCATATATTTGTATATTAATTATTGCCGTTGCGAAATAAAACTGTATTCAGTTCGTTTTCACATTGCAAATATAGTATCCATTAATGATACTACAAAAGATCTGTCTCTTATACACATCTCCGAGCCCACGAGACGCGTAGTAATCTCGTATGCCGTCTTCTGCTTG